CGCGAGCTGGCTGAGGAATTCGTCGAGCACTTCCAGGCCGACGTCGAGTCGGCGCAGAAGAGCCTCGGCAACGCACAGGCCAGATTGACCGCCGCGGAGGAACGAGCAGCGCAGTCTGCAAGTGGTGCTGGACCTGAATGGCCTGGAGTTCAAGACAGCTGGTGGGCACTCGGTCGATATCCTTATCAACGATAGGTATGAAGACAGCGTGCCGTTCACCGTGGAACTTGCGGACCAACCGGGCACGAAGTGAAGAGACGACCGGAGCCGGCTGATGACAGCCTCGATGGATAGGGCACACAGCAGCCGGGGCGAGAAGCTTCTGGGGAGGATGCGGCGGTCACGCCATGGCTGGGGCCAGAAAGACCTCCGGCGTGTGTACGAGTCGTATGGTTTTGTCGCACATGAGCGCAGGAATCATGTATTCTACAATCATCCGGACCATTCGGGAGTACGCGGTAGCGTACCGAGGCACGGTAATCTGAGGAGCTGGGTCGTCGACATGGCAATCGAAGCCATCGATGAAGTGCGGCGGCGAGAGGGAGGAGCAATGGATGATGGCGACTCTTGAGCATTACCGCAGGCTGCCCTACGAACGCTCTCTTGAGTTCCGTGAGGAGAATGGAGAACGGTATTTCCTATGCCGGCTCGTCGACATTCCGGAGGTTGCCGGAGATGGTGCGACGAAGGAGGAGGCTGTGGAGAACCTTCGACGCTGCTTCGATGACTTCATTGAGTGGCGGTTGGAGGACGGCCTGGCGATTCCAGAGCCGAGACGGACGAGATGGTGAGGCTGGGGGACCACAACTGGTACATGAAATCGGCAGCAGCCAGACCAGTGGCGAGAGACATGTGGCGCTGGAATTTCGAGACCCGTGAGTACGAGCCGTATGCGGTGCCGAGTGCCTGGCACACGCCGGTGCTCGTGATGGACGCAAAGGCCGTCGTCAACTGTGCTGAGTGTGGCCAGAGGGTTGCGGTTGGCGACACATATACCTCGCGGCGGATCCACACGGACTACGGTTTCGCCTACATGGTCTGCGAGGGCTGCTATTCAGGGGAGTGGGCGGCAGAGCGAGCGACGAGGGAGGAACTGTGAAGGCGTCAGACTGGCTCGGAAGTATTCTGGTTGGAGGAACCCTGGCCATCATCTTCCTGCTTGGCGTCATCCTGGGGAAGATGCTATGAGGCTGATCGACGCGGACGAGCTGCGCGAGCACATCGTCTATGCGGATATCTCGACGAAGGCCGTAGACGCGCTGATAGACGCGCTCGATGCCGTTCCTGTCGTGAGGTGCGAGGATTGCAGGCACTGGAGGCGGGACATCATATCGCGCCTCACCGGACCCGGCGCGGCGCGGTCGCCGCGCACATCAGGAGTGCGCAGATATACCACCCCCCCAGTGCGGCGCTCGGTCTCGTGCGGCGCTCGACCCGCGTCGACCACTGTCCGCACTGCGACGGCTACGGCGACCGGCTCCGGACTGACGGCGGGGAAGGCCCCTGCTTGTACTGTCACGGCACCGGGGTCGCATGAGGACTGACCCCACCCACGGCCTGCACCCATACGTTGTGCTCATCCGCCGGGGCCGTCCGCGCCGGATGGAGTACGAGACGATGTACGTGCTGGCCGGCAGCAGTCCCGCCGCGCGCCACACGGCGGAGCTGCGGCTCGGCAAGCGGGACGCGATCGTGAGCGTGAGGAGGAGGGAGGACCCATGACCCTGACCGATGACGAGACGAAGCGCCTGTACGGCATGGGAGGACCGTGCGAGCACTGGGTAGTCCGCAGCCGGTACCTCACGCCAGACGAGGTGGCCGACGAGGCCGACGCCTGTATCTCCGAGCTGCTCGAATTGATGTCAGATGAGGCCAAGATGTGGGAGGCCAAAGCAGAGGGGTGGAAGGCTGCTGCTGAGAACTGGCAGGGCTTCGCCGAGAAATGGAAAGACGGAACCATCTCTCTTGGATTGACTCACAAGGGGCAATCTGGGAATAATGACCTTGTTGAACCCGCCTCGGGCTACGTCCGGGGCTCGCGAAACCGCCTTCGGGCGGTTTCTGCATTTCTGAGCGTCCAGGGTGAGGTGACCCGCTGGAAGAACACAGCGAAGAAGCTGGAGGACGAGGCGGAGGAGAAGCTGAAGCAGGCGCAGGCGGAGGCCGCAAAGTGGAAGGCATTGGCCGACGAACGCTGGGAGCAGTGCAAGCACGAGGCGGCGATGCGCGAAGAAGCCGAGGCCGCGCTCGCCGAGTGCAGGCGCCGCCGCGAGCGCGACCGCGAGGAAGCGCTCAGGGCGAGGGGGATACTGGAGGCCGCCGATGCCGCGCCGTGACTTCAGCCACTTCGATGACCCCGACGCGGTGCTGATCGATCAGATCATCTTCGGCGAGCGCGCCTGTCCGGAGTGCGGCCGCGTGCTCGCCGCCTGTACGAGTTACTTCGCGCCGGTCAATCAGCCACGCAGCGGCTGGCTCACCTACGCCTGCCGCATCTGCCGTGCGAAGAGAGACAACGCACGCTACAGGCGCAATCGCGCGAAGGCGGCGCTGTGAGTGGCCGCCGCAGTCGCGGCAAGGGTCGGCGCGCCGAGACCGAGCGCACCGCTGCGAGCGCGCCGGTCATGCGCGAGTCCGACCTGGCCGACGCCTGCCGCGCGGCCGCTGAGGCGATGGGCGCCTTCCTCGCCGTCGTCGGCCAGCGCAAGGCCAAGGGTTCGGGGTCGACCGTCGGCTTCCCCGACCTCGTGCTGATCTGCGGCGGCGAGGTTGCGCTGATCGAGCTCAAGCGGCCGGCGACGGACGAGCACCCGCGCGGCTGCCTCTCGCTCGGACAGCAGGTCTTCATCGAGCGCGCCGCTGAGCAAGGCGTCACCGTGCACGTGGTCGACTCGGTCGAGGCGTTCGCAGCCGTGGTCAACCACTGCCGCCGCGCCAAGGGCGTGCGGCGTGCCGTCAGCGCGGCGCGGGAGTAGGCCGTGCAGCAGGCGGATGCTACGATTACGCTCAGACCCAGGATGAGCCGCTATCGCCAGCCACCGAGTCCGCGCGACGTCTTCGCTGAGGATGCCTCAGCCGACCGCGTGGCGGGCAGGCGGAGAGTGCGCAGCAAGCCGCGCCTGTGTGCCTCGTGCGGCTGCGTGCTGGCCAGTGACAACGGCGGCACGCGCTGCTCGCCCTGCGCATGTCGCGAACCTTACGACCCACGTACAGACGGGCAGTTCCCGCGCCGCCTCGCCGCCTATCTCGCACGCCATGTCGGTCGCACCGTGAACCCCTGCGCATACTTCAACGTGGTCGAAAGCGCACGCTACTACGTGCACCGTCGCGTGCGCCAGCTCTCAGGCTGTGGCTGGGAGATCGTCGGCGTGCGCGGCGTGGGCGGCGGCTACATGGTGGTGCGCACGCCGCAAGATGCAACCGATGCGCCGCCGCCGCGCGCTAGGATGGGTTCATGAGCAGCAGCAAGTACGGACCCAAATACACCAAGGCGCTCGCGGCGCGCATCTGCGAGCGCATCGCATCGGGCCGCGCGTTGAACGACGTCTGCCGCGATCCCGACGTGCCGGTATCGTCGGCCGCCGTCTGCCGCTGGGTGCTGAACCGCCCCGGCTTCGCCGACATCTACGGCCGCGCCTGTGCGATGCGCAGCGAGGTCCGCTTCGAAGAGCTCGTGGAGCTCGCCGATGAGATGGCGCGCATCGAGTTCGACGACGCGGGTGAGCGCAAGCTCGTCTACGCTGAGCGGCAGGCCATCTTCGCGATGCGCAACAAGATCGACGTGATGAAGTGGGCGCTTTCGAAGATGCGCCCGGAGAAGTACTCCGACAAGCTCCAGCTGGAGCAGAGCGGCGACCAGACCGTGAAGGTCGAGGTCGTGTACGTTGACGACGATCCGGCTGGCCCTTAGCCGTCCGCACGCGGCGCAGCAGCAGGTCATCGATGAAGCACGCCGCTTCAACGTCCTGGTTGCCGGCCGCCGCTTCGGCAAGTCCCGCCTCGGTCTCAAGCTCCTGGCCGAGGTCGCGCTCGCGGGTCGTCCCTGCGCATGGTGCTCGCCGACCTACAAGAACCTCGCTGAACTGTGGCGCGAGGCGCTGGTCACGCTCCAGCCGGTGACGCGCCACAAGTCGGAGACCGAGCGCAGGCTGGAGCTCATCACCGGTGGCGTGATCGAATTCTGGAGCCTCGAGAACCCCGATGTGATCCGCGGGCGTCGCTACGCTCGTGTGGTAGTCGATGAAGCCGCCATGGTGCGCAGCCTCGCCGACATCTGGTCGCTGGTCCTGCGTCCGACGCTGATTGACTACGAAGGCGACGCTTACATGCTCTCGACGCCCAAGGGTCGGAACGACTTCATGACCTTCTACGAACTCGGCACAGGCGACGATGTCGAGTGGGCCAGCTGGCGCTTCCCGAGCAGCGCCAACCCACACCTGCCGCCGGGCGAGCTCGAGAACATGGCAGGCAGCTACGTGACCCGGCGCGCATATGAGCAGGAGATCGAAGCACGCTTCATCGAGGAGGTCAGCGGTGCACTGTGGAAGCAGAGTGTGGTCGACGCCTGTCGCGTGGCCAGCGCGCCGGATCTGAAGCGCGTCGTGGTCGCCATCGACCCGGCCGTGAGTGCGAAGGCGACCAGTGACGAGACCGGCATCGTGGCGGCCGGGATCGGCGCCGACGACCACGCTTACGTACTGGCCGACGCATCCGGCATCTACTCGCCGCTGGAGTGGGCGCGCAAGGCGCTGGCGCAATACGACTCACTCGCCGCCGACCGCATCATCGCGGAAGTCAACAACGGCGGTGACCTCGTCAAGGCGAACCTTCGCGCGGTGCGCTCGACTGTGCCCTACCGCGCCGTGCACGCCAGCCGCGGGAAGGCCGTGCGTGCTGAACCGGTGGCGGCCATGTACGAGCAGAACCGCGTGCACCACGTCGGCCTGTTCCCCGACCTTGAGCTCCAGATGACGACCTGGAGCCCGGCCGATGATGCCGATTCGCCCGACCGCGTCGACGCGCTGGTCTGGGCGCTCACCGACCTGATGCTCACGCGGCCGCGGCCGCGTGCCGTGTCGACCCAGGGCTAACTGCAACAATCAGCGTCGCCGGACGTGAAAGACTCAAACGCGTGAGTGCCCCGCAGACAGACCTCGCCGTCGCCCTCAAGGCGTTGCAGGACAAGCAGGTGCCCTATACCCGGCTGTTCAACTACTACGATGGCGAGCAGCCCTTGCGCTACTCGTCCTCACGGCTTGAGGCAGCCTTCGCCCGCCTCGACGCGCGCTTCTCCGAGAACTGGTGCGCGACCGTGGTCGACTCGCTCTGCGAGCGTCTCAACATCACGGCGCTGAAGAACGACGGCGTGCAAGACGCCATCGACCGTCTGTGGCACTCGGAGAAGCTCGGCACCGAGACCGATGATGCGCACGAGGACGTCGGCGTGACCGGCGAATCGTTCGTGATCGTCGGCAAGGACGATGACGGGCAGACCCGCATATTCCGCAACGACCCCCGCGTCGCGACCGTGTTCTATGACGCCGACAACCCGCGCCGCAAGGCGTTCGCGGCGAAGTGGTACGCACAGACCGACGACAAGGGCAACAAGCACCGGCACATCACGCTCTACTACCCCGACCGGTACGAGCACTACGTGAGCCGCGCCGATGCCGACAGTGTGCAGACGGCGGCTTCGTACCGGCTTGAAGAGGAGCAGCCCAACGACACCGGGCAGGTGCCGGTGTTCCACATCCGCACCCGCGTCCGGCGCATCTACGGTGAGCTTCAGAACGCGACCGAGCTTCAGGACGCCGTGAACAAGACCCTGGCCGATCTCATGGTCGGGTCGGAGTACGGCGCCTTCCCCCAGCGCTACGCGATCACGCAATCCGACATCGACCAGCTCGACCTCAAGAACGCGCCCAACGAGGTCTGGAAGTTCCAGGCCGGGGACAGGGAGCTTGAGGCGACGCAGCTCGGGCAGTTCGCGTCGGCCGACCTGACGCAGTACCTCAGCGTGATCGACCACCTCGCCAACTCACTCGCCCGGATCACTCGCACCCCCGCGCATTACTTCTTCCAGCAGGGCGGCAACATCTCCGGCGATGCGCTGGTCGCGATGGAGACGCCGCTCGCCAAGAAGGCGGCCAAGTACAAGGAACGGCTTGAGGTCGCTTGGCAGGACGTGATGGCCTACGCGCTCAGTCTCGACGGTATTGACGTCGAGCCGGGCGAACTCGAATGCATCTGGGATGACGTGCGCACTGTGCAGCCGACCGCCGAATCGCTGGTCGTCACGCAGTACGTCTCCGCCGGCGTGCCGCTCAAGACGGCGCTGCGCAAGGCGGGCTGGACGCCGGCCGACCTTGAGGGGCTGGAGGCAGACCTGCGTGAAGAGCAGACCTCGAAGGCCACGCTCGCCCAGCAGATGCTGGACGCGGCCCGGCGACAGTTCAGCCAGGGCGAGACCACGCCAACCGTGAGCTGACCCATGGCGGCGCCCGCCGTCGTGCGCGTCGCTCAGCGGTTCAAGGCCGGTCTGCTGGCCGGGGAGCACGCCCATCAGCTTGAGATGGCGCGTCGCTACCTCACCGTCGAGCGCGCGCTGGTCGACAAGATCACGCTGCTGGCGGAGGAAGTGACCCGCCTCAAGGCAGCCGGGCAGGCGATCCCCATCGGGCGCATCTACCGCCTAGAACGCTGGCAGCAGCTCGACGCTCAGCTGCTCGAGCAGCTCGCGCGCTTCAACGGCTGGACGATGGACGCCATCGCGGCGCGGCAGCAGGAGCTTGGCAGGCTCGGGGTCGAGCAGGCGCAGTCGATGCTGCGCGCCGCCGGGCTCACGGCCACGTTCGACCGTCTGCCGCTGGACGCGGTCGAGGCGATGGTCGGCTTCGCGGGTGACGGCGCGCCGCTCTCGGTCCTGCTGGCGGAGTCGTACCCGGCCACCGCGGACGCCATCGGCGGCGCGCTCGTCGAGGGCGTCGCGCTCGGCAGGCATCCCTCCGCGGTGGCGCAGGAGATGACCGAGGCGTCCGCTATCGGTCTCGACCGTGCCTTCCTCATCGCCCGCACCGAGGAACTGCGTGCGCACCGCACGGCCACGCAGGCGCAGTACATCGCCGCCGGGGTGACGCAGTACCAGAGAGTCGCGACGCTGGACGATGAGACCTGTATCGGTTGCCTCGCGGCCGACGGGGAGCTGTTTGATTCGGAGCAGACCTTCGACTCCCATCCCGCTTGCCGCTGCGCCTGCGCTCCCGTGATCGACCAACCCTTCGAAAGCCGCGGCGAGGACTGGTTCAACCAGCAGGATGAAGGCACGCAGGAGCACATCATGGGCATTGGCCGACTGGAGGCTTACGAGTCCGGCGCCGCCTCATGGGACGACATGTGGGTGCGCCGCGATGACGACGTATGGGGCGGCGCAATCGTGCCGGCCAACCTGAGCGAGCTCGTGCCTGCGTAAATCGCAACAATCAGTCGTCACCTTCGGTGAATCATTGACGCGAATGCCGCGGGATGCGGCCCGACCGATGGAGAGGCGAGATGCCCGACGACAAGCAGACCCCGAACGATCAGCCTGAGAACCAACCTGAGGGCGAGAAGCCGCAGGACTGGACATCGTGGCTGGCCGGACAGACCGACGACGTGAAGGCTCTCTACGAAGAGCACACGTCCGGCCTGAAGTCCGCGCTCAAGAGCGAGCGCCAGAGGAACGCCGATATGGCTGCCGAGCTGCGAGATGCGGCCGGCAAGGCCGAAGGCGAGGCCAAGGCGCAGCTTGAGGAGATGGCGGGCCGGGTCGAGTCCGAGTCGCAGCGCGCTGATTTCTATGAGCAGGCGGCCGGTGCGGGATGCACCGACATGAAGCTGGCTTGGCTCGCAGCGCGCGAGATGGATGCTTTCGACCGCAAGGGGCGTCCCGATATCGCTGCCGTGAAGGCAGCCCACCCGTCGCTGTTCGCCCGGCCCGCAAGCACAGATGCTCGCGCTGGTCGCGGGGCACAGCCGGACAATGGCAGTGCCTCCATCAACGACATGATCCGTCGCGCCGCCGGCCGCGGCTGAGGCGCATGAACAGGAGATTGAAGACATGGCTTTCGTAACTGCAAACGACGTCACCGCCCTCATCCAGGAGGACGTGGCGCAGGACATCATCAGCGATGTGTCCGGGCGCGGCTCACAGATCCTGCCGCTGTTCACGCAGCTGCCGCAGATGTCGAGCAAGCAGACCCGGGTGCGCGTGCTCTCGGCGCTGCCGACGGCGTACTTCGTCGACAGTCCGTCCGGGTCCACCGCCCCCGGCACCAAGCAGACCAGCAGGGTCGCGTGGGACAAGGTTTTCATCACGGCTGAGGAGCTGGCCGTCATCGTGCCGATCCCCGAGGAACTGCTCGACGATGCCGAATACGACATCTGGTCGCAAGTCAAGCCCGCCCTCGTGGAGGCCTTCGGCGTGGCCATCGACGCCGCCATCGTCCACGGCACGAATGCACCGACCTCGTGGCCGGACGGGCTCGTGACGCAGGCGACCAATGCCAACAACGTCGTGGCCGCGGGCACCGGAACCGACATCTACGACGACATCCTCTCCGAGGACGGCCTGTTCGCGCTGGTCGAGAACGACGGCTACATCGTGCGTGACGCGGTCGGAGCGATCCCGCTCAAGGCCTCACTGCGTGGCCTGCGCAGCACGGTCGAGGGCCTGCCGATCTTCAAGCGCGAAGGTGTGCAGGGCGCAACGGTCTACACCATCGACGGTGTGCCGATCCAGTTCCCGACGCACGGCGTCCCCGATCCCGATGAGGCGCTTCTGATCGCGGGCGACTTCGCGCGCTTCGTGTACGCGATCCGGCGCGATATCACCTACAAGGTCCTCACCGAGGCGATGATCCCGGCCGCCGACGAAGGCTTCTACAACCTCGCCGCTCAGGACATGGTCGCATTGCGCGCGGTCATGCGTCTCGGCTGGGCCGCGCCGAACCCGGCCAACCGGGTCGAGCCGACCGCGACCGACCGTTGTCCCGTGGGCGTGCTCGTCCCGGCCGACGGCAGCGGGAGCTGAGGCAGCGGGGAGTTGGCCGCATTCCGGCCACAACGCTGGACACCGGCAGGGTCGCCTGAAGAGGCGGCCCTGCCGGTCGACTTCTACGCCACCCGCGCGCACTACATCGACCATCTGGCCCCGGTCTGGCGTGCGATGAGGAAGCCGGGCCGCTTCTGTGCGCCCGACCACCTGCACGAGCACCTGCGCAGCCTCAAAGTGAAGCCCTCGCCTGAGTCCGCGCTGGCTGAGGGCGGCGGGCCTATCGCCTTCTCCGCCTACGGTGACATGGCCCGCTGCGTGAAGAGCGGCCGGCATCTGATCCTGTTCGAGCACGGCGCCGGTTTCAGCTTCTCGAACGCGCATTCGTCCTACGCGGGCGGCGCGCACGAACGCAGCAAGGTGAGCCTGTTCTGCGAGGTCAACGAATGGAGCGCGCGTCGCAACCGCGCCCGCTATCCCGGCTGCCGCTCCATCATCGTCGGTTCGCCCAAGATGGATGCACTGGCGGCGGCGGGGCGCAGGCGCAGCGGCAAGACGGTCTGCATCTCGTTCCACTGGGACTGCATCGTCGCCCCGGAGACGCGGTCGGCGCTGAAGCATTACCGGGGCGTGCTGCCCGAGCTGGCGCGCCGCTTCGACCTTGTGATGCATTCGCACCCGCGCATCGCAGGGCAGGCGCGCGAGCTTGCCGACCAGCTCGGGGTCGAGTACATCGAACGCTTCGAAGACGTCTGCGAGCGGGCCGACCTGTACGTCAACGACGCATCCAGCACGCTGTACGAGTTCGCCGCCACCGGGCGCCCCGTCGTGGTCCTGAACGCGCCCTGGTACCGGCGTAGGGTCAATCACGGCCTGCGCTTCTGGGATTGCAGCGACGTCGGCGTGCAGTGTGACGAGCCGGACGATCTGGCCAGTGCCGTCGAGGACGCGCTGGCCGATACGAAAGAGCGCGCCGAGCGGCGGCGCGAGGTGACCGCCCGGGTCTACCCGAACATCGGCGAGGCGGCCGCCGCGGCGGCGCACGTACTCGACTCGTTCCACATCCTCGTGACCAGCGGGCGCATGTACCCGCGCAAACCGGAGCCGCTGCCCGAGGGCTGCTACGTCGTCTGCGAGGGCGAGACCCGCGAGGACGTGCTGCGCTGGCATGGAGTGGATAGTTTTACGGACGTTCTAAGCGACGCTAAGTACATCGGGCGACTCGGAGATGGGGTACGGCTCAGCGGCTCCTTGGAGCCCGCTTTCCGTGCCCTGGCGGCGGGCTGGGACCATGTCGCGATTCCGTGTCCCTACGATTACAGGGCGTCCAAGTCCGGACCGCGCCTGCTCGCCCATGACGAGCGCGCCGTCTTCTCACGGGTCGGCGCGCCCGACGATGGGCCGACGTGGCTGCTGGATGCCTCGTTCGCGCTGGAGATGCCGTGAAGGACGTGCAGGTCATCGCGATGGCCTTCGGTGCGAAGGCGCGCAAGGAGGCGGCCGCGCTGGCCCGGTCACTGGGCGAATGGGACTACGGGCTCACGGTTGTCGGCGACGAACAGGTCGAGGGCTGCGACTGGCACCGATGGGAGGGCGAATCACCGTTCGATGCGAGCGCGCACCGCAACTTCCAGTTCCACGCCGGACGCGTCAAGCCGTTCCTGCACGAATACGTCGAGGCAAGGCGCGCCCTCTACCTCGACACCGATTGTCGCATCGTCGGGCCGCTGGATAAGGCGTTCGAGGCGCTGGATTCACACGATATGTGCATCGCTGAGCACGCCGGGTATCAGTGCCACCGGCTCTGCGACAAGGCGGGCCGGATGTGGCCGCAGGACGATAGCGAATCCGCCTGGACCGGCAGGCACTGGGGCACGATGCACCTACCGTACTGGAACAGCGGCGTGATCTTCTGGCGGCCGGGCAAACCGATGCAGCGCGTCTTCAAGGCGTGGCACAAGGAGTGGCTGCGCTTTGCACAGTGGGATGAGCAGCTCGCATTGATGCGCGCCGTATATGCGAACCCGGTGCGCCTTATGGTGCTGCCGGTGGGCTGGAACGCGCCGCTCGCGCGTCAAGCTGAGGCCATCCATCACTGGTACGGGATCGGCACTTCGCGGCACACGGTGAAGGAGCCGCCCAGTCCTGAGCAGACCTTCTCGCGCATCTACCGCGAGAATCGATGGGCCAGCGAAGAGTCGCGGTCCGGCGTGGGCTCGGAGATGGGGCGCACGAACAACGTGCGCGCGCAACTGCCGTGGTTGTTGGACCTGCTCGGGGTGCGATCCATCCTCGACGCCGGGTGTGGCGACCTCAACTGGATGCAGCATCTCACGTTCGAGCCCGAATACGTCGGCGTCGACGTCGTGCCCGAGATCGTCAGCAGGCTTGAAGCAGAGCACGCAGGCCCGGGGCGGCGCTTCGCGTGCGCTGACGTCACCGCTGACGCGCTGCCGAAATGCGACCTCATCCTGTGCCGCACAGTGCTTTGTCACATGCCGCTCGAGATGGTCCGCCGGACGCTCGACAACTTCAAGGCGAGCGGGGCACGCTGGCTGCTTACGACGACCTATCCGTTCGCGTTCCCGAACAAGGACGTCAAGTTGGGCGGCTGGTGGCGACTCAACCTGCAAGCGCCGCCGTTCAACATGTCGCCGCCGAAGCTGATACTGCCCGAAGACGACCTCGATCCGATGACTCCCCACAACCCGGGCTATCTCGCCCTATGGGAGATGAAATGAACCAAGCAGGCGAGGGAGAATGGAAGCACGATTCGATTCCGACCTATCCGCACGGCATCGTCTGCTACATGACCGCCGATGAGCTGGCGCTGCTTGAGCGCACCGCGGCGGATCTGTGCGAGGGCGGTCTCATCGTCGAGATCGGCGCTTGCTACGGCGGCTCGACGGCGACGCTGGCGCTTGCGGCCCCACAGGCGCTTGTGCTGAGCATCGACACGTTCGGGTGGTCGCCGGTCGAAGCGATGCCGGCCAGCGCGGCGCAGCTGCTCACCAACATGGCAGGCGCGGGCGCAGGGAACGTGGCCGTGCTGCCGGCCGATTCGCACGCGGTCGGAGCGGTCTGGAGCCGCCCCATCGACCTGCTGTTCGTCGATGGCGGCCATGACGACGCCAGCGTGCGCGGCGACCTCGCTGCGTTCGGCCCTCATGCGGGCACCGTCGCAGTGCACGACTACGGCAACCCGTACTACGCAGACGTGGAGCAGGCCGCGGCCGACTTCTGCGCTGACCACGGCTTCGTGCTCGCTTCACGGGTCGACTATCTCGCGATCCTCGTGCGCGTGTAGTTGCAACAATCCGCGCCGCTCTCCGCCTCAGACTGTAACTGAGCAATCAAACGCCCGTCGCAGCGCGGGCCGCGGCTTTGCCGTGCAGGCAGGAGGTGCTTGGGCTTGAGCGCGACTGAGGAACAGGTGCGGCAGCTGCGGCGCATGGTCGCTGAGACGGAGAGCCTGACCGGCACCTACTCGGATGACGACCTTGCCTCCTACATTGAGGCGCGCCCGGTACGCGACCGCAGCGGGCATGACCCGTTCGCCCGCCGCGCCGACGGCAGGCTTACGGAGATGCTGAGTGACGACTGGACGCCGACCTATGACCTCGCCGCCGCGGCGGCCGACATCTGGGAAGAGAAGGCGGCGGCGCTGAGTGAAGAGGTCGACGCGTCCATCGATGGGGCGTCGATCACGCGCTCGCAGGCCTACGAGCACGCCGCCGCACAGGCGCGCCGCTACCGGGGGCGCTCGCGCCCTGGGAGCATCCGTCTGACGATGGAGCCGCCCCCGGCCGACGCAGGCGAGCTGGGGGATGAGCAGTGAAGCTGCGCAGGCAGGCAGCCGAGGCACTACGCGCCGCCTATGAGCGCGAGATGACCGACCGCGCCGTCATCCTCTCACCGGTCACCGCCTCCGACGGTTGCGGCGCGCCGGTGCACGAGTGGACTGAGAGCGAGCCCACGCCCTGCCTGTTCAGCCATCTCTCCGCCTCGGAGCAAGCGCGCCTCGAGCTGACGCAGTCGGAATCGGTCGCGCGGGTGCGTTTCCCGGTCGGCACGACGCTCACCCGGCTGGACCGCGTGCGCATCACGCGGGTGGGCTGGTGCACGCCGGATGAGCCGATGGAGTACGCGGTGAACGGCGATCCACGCGAGCCGGTCGGATACGTGGCCGCAGAGCTCAAGCAGGTGACGGCGTGAGCCTTGATATGCGCGTCATTGGCGCGAAAGCGGCCCTGCACCGGTTGACCGCAGACACTCTGCGCTATCCAAACGCAGTCAAGAAGGCGTGTGTCAAAGCGGGGATGGTCATTGAGCGTAGTGCGAAGCTGAAAGCCCCGGTCGATACCGGCAACCTGCGCAGCTCCATCAAGACGACGCCCATCATCATGGGCGCCGAGGTCGGACCTCACGCCGATTACGGCGCATATGTCGAGTTCGGCACGGTCAACATGGACGCTCAGCCCTACCTGCGCCCGGCGCTTGACGAGAACAAGGAACGCATCGACGAAATCGTGCGCAAGGATCTGGAAGGCACATGAGCGCCGCACAGCAGGCATACGAGGCGCTCATCGCCGACGCCAGTCTGGACGCGCTGATCGACGGGCGGCTATACCCGAGCAGGCTGCCACAGGCTGAGCCCAACCGTGAGTCGGCGCTGTTTCCCTGCGTCGTCTACAGGCAGGTGAGTCTCGCAGATGCGCCCGAGTCGCACGACGGGCTCTCGGGCTGGGAACGGCCGCGCGTCCAGCTCGACTGCTGGGGCGAGGCCGAAGAGGACGACTCCGCCTACGCCGTCGCGCACGCGGTGGCGGATGTGGTCAAGACGGCACTCCGCGCACTGACGTGGCGCGTCGAGAATGAGATCGACATGCCGGAAGCGGCCCTGAATCTGCACCGCGTCGTGGTGGACGCGCTGCTATGGACAGAATCGGATGACTAGAGGAGCGCAGAACGATGACGCAGGCGATCAGAAGCCACCACTTCACCCTCTACATGGGGGACGGCAATACGCCCGAGCACTTCGACCGTGTGCCCGAGGTGGGGGACATCACGAGCCCGTCGGGGGAGCGTGACGAGATCGACGTCACGAGCCACGACTCCGATGCGAAGGAGTTCCTGCTCGGGCTGAAAGACTACGGCGAGTGCACGTTCCCGATCAACTGGATTCCGGGCGACCAGATCCACCTCGACCTGTGGGAAGCGGCCAACTCGGACGATGCGATCAACTGGCAGATCAAGAACGACGACGAGACCATGACGCTCTCGTTCGCCGCCTACGTGAAGAAGCAGCCCACGATGGACTTCCCGGTCGATGAGGCCGTGACCGCCGAAGTCACGCTCAGGGTGACGGGCGACGTCGAGCTCGACGTCGGAGGCAGCGGATCATGACGGAGCTCGCCAAGGCGACGCGCGACCTGATCCTCGCGGCCGATGACCTCGCTTTTGAGGACGTGGAGGTCCCGGAGTGGGGCTGCGTGGTACGCATCAAGGCGATGAGCGGCGAGGAACGCGACGCGTTCGAATCATCCATCCTCAAGGACCGCAGTGATCCATCCAAGGGCGTCGACATGCGCAGCTTCAGGGCCAAGTTCCTGACCCGCGTGATGATCGATGAAAGCGGCGCGCGGCTGTTCCGCTCCGACGAGGTCAAGGCGTTGTCGGCTAAGAACGCGCGCACGCTCGACCGCCTCTATGAGGTCGGCGCGCGGCTGGCCGGCATGAGAGACGAGGACGCGGAGCGGCTGGCGGGAAACTCCGAAGGCCAGAGCGAAGATTCTACTTCCGTCTAGCTCTGGCCCTCGGGTGCACAGTGGGCGAACTGCTGCGCCGGATAGGCAGCGAGGAGCTGACTGAGTGGCAGCTTTACGAAGAGATGGAGCCGTTTGGGGAGCGGGCCGAGTGGCTGCGCTACGCGACGCGGCAGGCGACGTTCGCGAACTCGCTGCGCCGCAAGTCGTCGGACAAGGTGCACAAGCTGGCCGACTTCCTGCCCGAGACCCTGCGCGACGTCGGGCCGCAGAAGGACTCGCGCGCCGCATTCATGGACCTCGCCCACGCCCTGGGCGCGAAGGTGGTGAAGCCTGATGGCCAACGCATATGAGCTCATGGTGCGCATCAAGGGCGACGCCAAGGGAGCCGTGAGCGCGCTCAAGTCGACGCGCGATGAGATGGCCAAGACGGAGAAGGAGGGCAAGTCGTGGGGGCAGCGCATGAACACTGCCGCCAACGTCGCCCTCGGAGCCGCCGGTGCGCTCACAGCGGGCATCGGCGTATCCATCAAGGCGTATGAGGACTTCGGCGGGCAGGTGCGCGGGTCGATGCGCATGATGGACTTGTCGGCTGAGGGCGCGTCCACGCTGGCGGGCCAGTTCCGGCGCTTCGGCATCGATTCGTCCACGGCCAGCACCGGTGTGCGCATGTTCTCCAAGAACCTGACCGCGGCGCGGCGTGGCTCGCAGGCGCAGGTGCAGGCGTTCGAGTCGCTCGGCATCAGCATGGAACAGCTCTCGCAGATGACCGACACCGAGGCTCTGTTCGCGATGCGGGACGCCTTCTCGGAGATGGGCCCGAGCGCCGAACGCACCGCGGCCGGCCTTGCTCTGCTGGGGCGCGGTGGCGGGGCGCTCATGTCGTGGCTGTCGAGCTCCAAGGACGACATGGCGGAGCTCAACAAGGAGCTTGAACGGGCCGGGCTCATCTGGAACGACGAACAGGTCAAGACGTGGGGCGATATGGCGAAAATGCAGCGCGAGATGGACCTCACGCTGCTGGGCCTCAAGGTCACCGTCGCCCAGGAGGTCGTCCCGGCGCTGATCCCGTTCATGCGGCAGATCGGTGACCTGCTGCGCCTGCTGCGTCCGGTCATGCCGATCCTGCCGCACCTCACGCTGGGGCTGTACGCCTTTGGCGGCGCGGTGAAGCTGGTGCGGCTGGGACAGATGGTGTCGGGGCTGTTCAAATCGGCTGAGGCGGCCGAGGCGGCGGCCGGGTCGGTACCGCTGGCGACGCGCGCGTTCAAGGGACTCAGTGGAGCGATAAGCAAGCTCCCGGCGCTGCTCACCTCGACCGGCGGACTGTACGGCATGATCGCAGCCGGGATCGCGGTCGATACCTACCTCATCTATGAGGCCGGCAAGGCTTGGCGGCAGATGACGAATGCGGTGCGCGACGCTGAGAATGCCTACGGGGACTACCTCGCCCTCACATCGCAGGCCGACTACCAGCCTGGCGGCAAGTACTACGAGGGCTTCGAGCGCCTCGCCGCCAAGGGCACCGGCATGTCCATGGAGGACATCAACAAGTCGGCAGCGCAGAGCAAGTTCAAGTACTCGTGGTGGGCCGGTCCGGGCGCACTGCTCTACAACCAGGGCATCAAGCTGCCGGGCTTCGCGGGCGGCGGCATCGCACGTGGCCCGGAATCGGGCTATCTCGCGGTCCTGCATGGCAGCGAACGGGTCACGAAGGAGCCGTTGCCACGTGAGGAGCGGCGTGAGCCGGGCGTCGTGGTCAACGTGACCGGCAACACCTTCGTTGGAACAAGCCGCGATGCCGAGCGTCACATCACCGGCATGGTCGAGCGCAACCTCGCCGCACGTATGCGGCGGCTGGAACTGGGAGGCGTCGGCGTTGGCTGATTACCTACAGGCCACCATCGGCGGCATCGAGCTTGTCGTGATGCCGCTGCCTGACTGGGGCATGGTGCAGTACGAGGCGGATGAGTCGGACAACGTCTACGCCGACATCGCGACCCAGCTCACGCCGCGCGCATCGAAGCTGCGCCGTCCGTCGTTCAAAGCGAAGCTCACGGCGGAGACCAAAGACGAGCTGATCGAGCTTGAGAACGAGCTGCGGGCTGAGCTCGCGAAGGAGTACAACACGCTGGTACTCGTGCCTCGCAACGCGAGCGAGGAGGTGACGTACAAACTGCTGCGCAACGAGGCCGCTGTAGCTGCGTTCGATTACGCCTACGACCGCGCCTGCGTCGGCATCTACGAGCTCAACCTCGTGGCGGAGCCGTGGGGGTACGGGCCGACCGAGGCCGCGCTCGCCGATGAGCCGCTTGAGACGCCCGGCGTGGTCGCGCTTCCGGAGATTATCGGCCAAGGCGACCCGCGGCTCTCGGTGACCGTGACGCGCACGTGGGTCGACGCGAACGGCATCCAGTTCGTCTGCGTCGCCATCGCGCCGCCGGATGCTGAGGTGGAGGACTTCTTCTATCAGGCCGAGGCCGCCGCGGCCGGCAGCTCCCACTGGTACTCCGATGCGCACGCGAACGCATACGGAGGCCTCGGCGCACGACTCGATTCGTCCGATACGACGGCGTGGACGCGGCTTGCATCGGTCGTGCCTGCTTCTGGCCCGCCGCCGGGGCGTTACCGCGTCTGGGCGCGCGGGCGGGCGGGCAGCAGCTCCGAGGCGTATATCGCCAAGCGTAAGCAGTACGCGGAGGCACGCGACCCGGCCACAGTCACGGCGATGAACCCGGACGCGCTCACATGGTACGACCTCGGGGAGTGGGTGCACTACGGCTCCGACCCGCTGCATCTCTCGGGGCGCTGCGCAAACGGCACGATGCTCGTCGACTGCGTCATCCTGGTGCCGGTCGATGACGGGTACGTGTGGTACGACGACCCGGATGAGAAGGACACCGATTGGGTGCGCTTCGGCTGGCTGTATGACCACAAGTACGCGCTCACGGCCACGCCCGAGGAAGAGATCGACGCCAGTGGGCGGATGGAGGGTCACGGGCTGAAGGTGCCGCGCGAGCCGCGCTCGCTGTTCATCTTCGTGGAGCGCAAGGGCACCACCCCGGCACCGGAGATCCTGCTCAACGCGACCTACCTGCCGCGCTGGGAGATGTTCCGGTGAGAGGCACTGTCGGAGCGCGCTTCGTCTGCGCTTCCAACTGCACGTTCGAGGTCTGCAAGATCGGCGACGACGTGACCGCGGGGAGCAACTGCAGCGTCGGCGCGGGCAGCCTCATCAGCGACGATGTGACGTTGCTTGAGGGCTGCACCATCGGCGCAGCGTGCTCGCTCGGGGTCGAATGCGTCGTGCAGAAGAACGCCAGTATCGGCTCAAACACATCGCTCGGAGCACAGTGCAACGTCGGCGAGGGCGCATCGGTCGGCAGCGGCACGCAGATCGCCGCCGAGTGCACCATCGGCGAGGGCGCGACCGTGGGGCACAACGTGCTGATCTCGGTAATCGGCTACGCGGTCGCCGACTACGCCACGATCCCGGACGGGACGCAGATCACCTGATGGCCAAATACGCGGAGAATCTCTCAACCGACTTCGGCACGCCGGCCGCGCTGAACCCGAACGGCTGGGACTACAGCGGCGGCTGGCGCGTCTCGCCGGGTGGGGTGCATATCAAGTGGGACGGCTGCGACGGAACGACGCCGCTCTACATCGCTGAGGGAGGCACGGCGACAATCGGCGACTGGGCTGATCTCGGCACGGTGAGCTACGTCGGCGCCTCGTGCATCATCGGCGCGCTGGTGGTCTGCTCGGGGACGTCCGGCTTCGGCGACGGGTCGATGGTGGGCGAGGGCTGCACGTTCACCGGTGCGATGTGGGTCTACGACGGCTGCACCATCGGCAAGGACGTCAGCTTCGGTGCGGGCGCGCTGATCAACGACGGCGTCACGGTGGCTGACAGCTGGTCGTTCGGCGCGGGCTGCTCGCTCGGCAGGGGCTCGCGCTTCGAGCCGGGCGATGAAAAAGACCCCGTCTCGCTGCTCATCAACGGCGGGGCGGTGATGGTGTTCGATGCGGCGGTGACGCTCACGTTCAACCCGCGCGAGACCGGCGCGCATACGGCCATCGTCTGGAACGAGGGCCACGAAGAGGAGGCGGAGACGCAAGACCTCACGCGCAGCCTGACGCGGCCGTGGACGCTGAGGCCGGACGGGACCGGGATGCGCACCGTGTACGCGCGCTTCATCGCGGATGACCAGCCCCATGACTGAGTACGTCACTTCAGCCTCGACCGAGCTCGTGCAGCGCCCGCAGATGGGCGGGCAGGGCGTCGACGTGCTGGATGCGGAGTTCGAGGTCGACCGGCACGGCGGCTTCGGCGGCGCATCGCTCGACGTCGTGCCGCCGTGGGGGCTCTCGCGCTTCGATACCGACTTCCTCCAGGGGCTGGAGGTCAACGACACGAACCAGCACCGCCTGTGGGAGGGTCGCTGCGAGGAACCGGACCTGCCGTATCGGTGGGCGCCGCGTATCAACGTCGAGGCGAACGGCTACGGCGGCTACCTGACCGATGACGAGTATTTCATGCGTTGCTACGCCGACAACGACCTCGCAAACTGGCAGACCGATCAGGCGACGCAGTATGCGGACCGCTTCAGCATCGGGATCGAGGATGACGACAAGCTCGTGATGCGCGTGCGCGTGATAGGCAACGGCGACATGGCCACCGTGATCGAATCCGGCATGAACTGCCGCACCTACTGGCAGCTGTTCCGGGGCATCACGACGACGCAGCAGATCACGGCGCTCAAGTTCGCCTACGCCGCAAACGGCTTCGACGACGACCTGCGCTGCCGGATCTACGGCCGCGACAAGCTCACCGGCTGGACGATCAACCGCGTCATCTGGACCTCGCCGAACGCGTTTGCGCCGTCCGGGACGGTCTCACTGGACGCGAACGATATCGGCTCCGGAGTGCGCGTGCTGGTGGCGCGGCTCGAGGCGACCACGAACGTGAACTACGGCATCGGCAGCGGCGAGCCGGACGACTGGCGGCTGACGTTCGGCATCGCCTTCTCGAACGTGCGCGTCTACGCATCCGACCTCGGCAGCAATATCACGCCCGAGCGCGTCGTGCGCAACGCCGTGCTCGGCATCGTCGACGACGACCACATCGACTTCCCGGACGCGTCGGGGTTCTCGCTCGAACACTGCGATTTCTCAGACCCGACCACAATCGCACAGGTGGTCGAGGATATGAACGCGATGCTCGACTGGAACTGGGGCTTCGATGATGGGGCGGTGTTCTTCTACCGCAGGCCGTGGACTGCTGCGACCGTGCCGCCGGGGGAGCTCGTGGTCACGAGCTACGCCGATCCTGCGATGATCGACTGGTCGGTGCGGCAGAACTTCCTCGACGCATACAACCGCGTCGTGGCGCACTACATGCGCCCCAACGGGCGCCCGGGACGGGTGACGGTCTCGAACACGGAGGGACCGCTCGGGTCGACCATGCGTACCCGCTTCATCGACCTGACCGACGTCTGTTCATCGGCCGCCGACGCGACCACGGTGGCGAACGCTCATCTGGCCTCGTCCCTGTGGCCCGCGCCGACCGGGACCATCACGCTCCGCGGTGATGCGCATCTGGCGGCCGGCATCGACGTACCGGCGCTCTACCTGCGGCCCGGCATGATGATCCGTAATCTCGATATCGCGGCCGATGTGGTCGGCCCACCGGAGCAGCGCGGCAGGATGCTCATCACGCACGTGAGCGGCCGCCTCGCCGCGCGCGAGGTCACGGTGCAGGTCGGCATCCGGGCCGACCGCCTGAGCCGCATTCTGGCGCGCCGTCAGCACGCCGCAAAACGCATCAAGAGGCGCAATAAACAGCGGTAGAAAGTGTGTGACGTGGAGAACGAGAACAACATCCCAGGGTTCGACGCAGCGCAGGCATGGACCATTCGGCAGATCATCCGCGAGGAGGTCGCTCCGATACGTCACGAGGTCAAGGGGGCCATCGCGGATGCGATGGGCCCGGACCGTCCGCCGTGCGACCGGATCGCCAAGCTTGAGGATGCGGTCACGAGCAAGGGCGGCCTGATCGACCACATCGGCGATATCGAGAAGGAACTCGGCTGGGTCGTCTGGCTGAGTCGGACCACGCTTGGCGCCGCGATCATCGCGGTCGTCGCCGCCATCTTCCAGTTGATATCGAAGGGCTGACATGGCACTACCGACGAACCAGAGAGTGAAGAAGGCGATGGCCGCCTATGCGAGGAGGCAGAATCCGCCGGTCAAGATAGGGCCGGGCTTCAGCGTGGCCAACAACAAGTGGGGACCGGCGGCCAGAACGCTCGCGTGGCGCATCACCCGCCGCTCCAAGTCCGTCAAGACGACCACGCGCAAGACGGCCGCGCTCTGCAAGCTCATCGGGCTGATGGTCCGGCCGGTCATCATCGCTCACAACTGGAAGTGGGCAAGGCCGCTCGGCAGGCGTGCAGGCAAGCCGCCGTTCATCATCGCCCACAACCAAGCCGGGACAGGGACGACGGCCGCAGTCCACGCCTACCACCAGAGCATCGGCATGGTCGGCATCGCTTACCACTACCACATCACGCTGGAGGGCGACATACATCAGGGGCGGCCGGAGTGGGCCATGGGCGGACACACCCTGCACTACAACCACTGCATCGGCATCTGCTTCGAGGGCAACTACGACCTGCGGCGCACGATGCCGAAGGCGCAGAAGGAAGCCGGGCTGGCCCTGCTCGCCGACCTGAGGCAGCGCTACGGCGTGCCGGTCAAGGGGCACCGTGAGATGCCGCTCAACTCGACCTCGTGCCCCGGCAAGCACTTCCCCTTGAAGGAGATGAGGTAATGGCTTGGGACAACGGTTCCATCACCTCCGACACGCCCGGCGCGGCGCTCTCGGACAAGCTCAAGACGCTGGTCGGCTCGACCAGCAACTGGTCGTTCGTTGAGAACGTGCCCGCCGGGACCGGGGCGGGGCAGAGCGGCAGTGCGAGCTACTCCGTCGACGTGTTCAAGTGCGCCGGTGGGGCGGGCGGGAACAGCGCGGGCATCGACTTCTACGTGGGGCTGTTCCGGTACGCGAGCGGCAACAACCTCCGTGTGGCCACGTTCGAACGCTACTCGCCTATCTCCTCCGCCTCGAACAAGGGCATGTGCGCCTGTCCCATCGGGTATTACAAGTCGACCGCCGTTGTGCCGGACGCGACCGATTACACCTACGACTCCAGCGGCGGTGAGCCGACGTGGCGCACGTTCAACGCGCGCTACGGCTCGCAGGGCATGTACTGGATGCCTACCCTCACCGATTCCGGGTTCGCCTACGCGCTCAAACTGACCAAGGACGTGCTTATCGTCGCCTGCCAAGTCGGCGCGACGACCTACTCGGCCTACTCCGGCCTGTTCGACTCGTTCGTGGGGACAGACCCGATGCCGCTGTGCTGCGTGGCGCTGTCGGCAGATGCTAGCAATGGCAACATGGGAGGCACGGCTGCCAACACGTACGGCGGTTTCTCGCGCCTTCCCGGCGTGACAGCCGCGCTCATGGCCGGGTCCGGCATCGCGAGCAGTAACAACAACGCCATCTGGAACGCCGTGACGCGGCCGTGGCTCGACCGCGACCTCCTCGCGGGCGGCAACGTGAGCGGCGCGAACGACCTCTGGCTGGGCGGGGTCAACCTGACCAGCCGCATCGCCATCCTGCAGCGCGACGCGCCCGTCGCGGACACATGGCCCAGCGGCGTGGGCTGCATCCGGGGGCTGCTGAAAGAGGACGTGCTGGCGCTCTACCTGCCGAGCCCGAACGTCTGGGACACGACCACGGTCGGGGCGCAGAGCGACTGGACGGTCATCTGCGGGGGCAGCTACTACCGCCTCGGCGCGGGCGTGTCGCGCTCCACCATCACGAGGGCGGTCTGATGGCGGCGCTGGCGAACTCGCAGAAGCGGCTCTCGGGCCACGAGGCGGTCGCAGGTAAGACGCGCACGACCTCGGCTGGCCTCGACCGCGCGACCATCTTCTTCTGGCCCACCGGGGGCGGGCCGGTCATCGGCAGCCGGATAATCCGGGGATTGGGGGCACTATGAGCGTGCTATCCGAACAGAACGTGGCGGTGCTGTTCACGACCTCCGACCCGGAGACAGGCGCGGCGACGGACGCGGACGCGCTGCCGGTGGGGACGCTGCACAGGAACGGGGAAGCGACCGAGGACGTGGTCCAGATAACCAAAGCGCAGACAGGCCTCTACAAGGTCGCAGTGAGTCTGCCTGAGTGCGACCCCGGAGACATGCTCTCCATCTCGGTCAGCGCGACCGTGGGCGACGTGGCTGCGTCGGCGGTCGTCTGGGAGGACACGGTGCAGATGGCGGTGCCGGTGGCGAGCGTGGGCGCGGACGCTATCGACTACGACTCGCTCGATACGGGCGCCGTCAACAGGATATGGGAATTCTTGGTAGCCGATGAGACTCCCGCGAGCGTCGTCATGCATGCGCTCAACATAGTCGCGCCCAGGCTTCTTTCGATGATAGAAGCGGATGACGTCGACTGGCGGTTCACCGAAGGCGCACTCGCAGAGGCTCCCACCGGCGGCGGGGGCGCGACGGCGGCAGGCGACCCATGGACGGCGGTGCTGCCGGGCGAATACGACGAAGGCACGGCGGGCGCACTGCTGCCGCAACTGGCGGGCGCACTGGCGGCGCTCGGGGCACACGACGTCACGGTGGTCAGTCCTGTGAGCGAATGCGGCGCGGTGCTCATCCACGCCGGAGACGACTACAAGGCGGCGGACGGACGCGGTGTGGTGTTCACGGTCGCTGACGCGGGCCACCTGCTCAGATTGGACGAAGCGGGCGCGCTGCTCCGCTTCAAGTGCAGGCAGGGCACATGGACCGCGACGATGGTGGCCAGCACGCCGGCCGGGTACACGGTCACGTTCGAACCGACGCGCGTGCAGACGGCGGTGCTCACGGGCGCACAGCCGTACGAGCTTGAGGCGACGCAGGCGGACGGGGACGTGATCACGCTCGCGGTCGGCAGGCTCGAGGTCGCACGCGATATCCCGACGCTGCCGAGCTGAGGGGCAACGTGTACGACGTCTGGTAAACTATGAGCATGTCTGGGCCGCACGCAGACACCGGTCGCACCGCGGCCGGACCGGGGGTGCGCCCGCCGTCCCTATCTCCTCTCCTCCGCGGCGGGCCACCCCTCCCCCTCATCCTGACGATCACGCTCTGCGGACTGCTGCTGCTCGCGCTGGCGCTGCTGGCCGGTCCGCCGGTCGCGCTGGCGGAGGCGCCGGAGGCAGCTGAGCCACCGGCCCCGCCGGCGACGGTCAAGTGGGCGCGCGGCTGGGAGAGGCAGGCGAGGAAGGCGCGCAAGGCGTACGCACGCCTGCGCATCTGCTGCGCGCGCAGGTACCCGACACGCGTCGCACCGGCGCCGCTGCGGTCGGCCAGCAAGGCGCGCTGGACCGAGGCGGGCAGGCGCTGGCGCACGGACGCGCGGCGCTGGCAAGCGCAGCACAAGCGGCAGCTGCGGCGCATCAGGCATCCCGGCGGCACCGGCGTCGACCGTTGGCGGCCGCTGGCGCTGTATGCACGTTGGCCGCGACGCACATGGCCAAAGCTGCGCCGAACCATGCACAAGGAGTCACGTGGCAACCCGCGCGCCGTGAACCAATCGACCCGCTGCGCCGGCCTCCTGCAGATCCATCCCTGCCACCGGGTCAGGAACGTACTCGACCCGCTGGTCAACCTGCGGGCCGGGCTGCGCATCTACCGTGCGCGCGGCTGGGCTCCGTGGGGACTCTGAGCGAGGGGGAGGGGGTGAAGATATGGAGACAGTGACGACGATACTGAGCGTGCCGGCCGTGCTGGCGCTGGTCGAGCTCGGCAAGCGGCTCGGCGTGCGCGGCCAGTGGGCGCTGCTGCTGGCGGTCGTGATCGCGGTCGTGCTCAACGTGGCGGCGCATTTCTGGGGCGCGACCGAGCTGTTCGGTGCGGTCGCCGCCGGTCTGCTCACTGGTCTGGCCGCCGCGGGGCTTTACGACGTGGCCGGCTACGCCGGGGGCTACGGTGAGGACCTCGAGGACGAGGACGACGTCGAGGACTGAGCGGCTGAATGCATGACCGAGGCGCCGCCTGCGAGACCCGCGGGCGGCGCCTCTTGCGCGTTGTCAGGGCTGGAGACACGTGAGGGAATATTTCTATCACGGGGCAGGTATTCTCCGCCCAGTTGGGTATAATGGTATCGGATGAGGGAACCAGACGGAGAGGAGCGTCATGACCATCACGCCTTATTACGACATCCCGCCGCAGACCGTCACTGAGCTTGGCGACAGTCCCATCGTGGCGAAGCTGGCGCGCGAGCTACACGAGGCCGCGCTGGAGCTGCTGAACAAGTGGCTGTCCACCAGCGACTACGAGCTTCGCGAGAAGCTGGCCGTGGCGAGCGGGCTGCCGGGTGCGGCGGGGTGCGCGCTCGCGGCGGTCGCACTGGAGCAACTGGAGGCGGAGCGGCGCATCGAGCGGACGCCTTACGACCGCCGCCGCTGGAAGCTGACCGCAGAGCAACAGAGCGACGCGCTGACCCACGATCTACACGCGAATGCGCTGGAGCGGGTGCGCAGCGAACCGAAGCTGGCGCGGTACGAAGCATTCATCCTCGCCAACGGCCGTAACACGAATGACGAGCACCTGCTGTGGGTGATCGCCGCACCGGTCGACGAGATCCTCGGATGGGTGGAACTGAACGATGACCACTGAGCCCAGGAGATGGACCGGCACCGACCTGCGCGCCGCGCGCGAGGCGCTCGGACTGACGCAGGCCGCGCTGGCCGACTGGCTGGGCTGGAAGCAGAGCCGCGTGAGCGACGCCGAGAGCGGCCGCCGCAAGGTGCCGGACGAGGTGGCTGAGAAGGTAACGCGGCTGGAGGCCGTCAGAGACCGTCTGCGGACCGAATACTCCGCACAGGCACTGGGAGGCTCGGACCTGCGTATCGACGCAGCAGGCGGCTCCGGTGTGCCTCTGGCGGTGCACCTGATGGCAGCCACGCTGGCGACGGCGTATGCGCAGCAGATGACCGGTAACCGCGTGCACATCGTGGTCGAGCATTGACCGCCGGTATAGACTGACCGCGGAGAAGGAGAGGAGGGCCATGAGCGGCGACCACCGGAGCGAGAACGAGCCACGCGTGCTTGAGAAGCTCGCCTACCACCTGATCATCCTGCCGTTCGTGCTGCTGGCTATCGGGCTGGCGGTACTGCTGACGTGGGGGGTAACGCCATGAACATGCTCGGCTGGGTCATCGTGATACTGACCGTGGGATTGATCGGCATGTGCACCGCAATCGCGCTGATGATGCTGGCGGCGCTCTCGTGAGGGGTGAGCCGAGCGCACCGAGCGCATGGAGCGGCTGGGAGAATGAGCAGGCCGACGAAGAGCTGCGCCGCAGGGCGCGCCGCGCGCGCACCGAGGATGAACACCTCGAGGTGATGCGCGAGGCCGGCGGACTCGACAGCGGCGCGCGGATGCTGGCCTACGGCCGCGTCCGCCTGGGCCTCGAGGATGCGATCCTGATCAGCGCGCTGGAACAGCGACGCGCCGCGGAGCGCGCCTGCGTGCCGCAGCTCGAACCGGAAGAGGCGCACGAGCGCGACCTGCGCCTGCGTCAGCGGCAGCTCGGCATGCAGATCATCGAGGGCGGCGCGCTCTGGCGCGAGCCGCTCACGCCGGAGTGGGGCTCATACGTCGGCGGGCCCGAGCGCGAGCGGCCCGCCTTCGAGACAGCGGTCGCGGCCGAACTGGCCGCGGCCACGGAGCGAGAGGAGAGCGTGATGACGGAGAAGCTGCAGGCCTACAGCGAGGTGGTCGCGCGGATCGCCGCCGAAGGCGCCGCGCTGGAGCAGCGCGCCGAGGCGCTCACGGTCGCGTCGGCCGAGGCGGACGCGACCGCACGCGGCATGGTGGCCGACATCCGCGTCAAGCTGCGCGAGGCCGAGGCGGCGCGCAAGCAGGCCAAGGCGCCGTACCTGAAGGCGAGCCGCGAGATCGACGCCGCCTTCAGCACCGCGGCCGGGCCGTGGAAGCGCGCCGACGCGGCGCTGAGCGTCAAGCTGAGCCAGTGGCACGCTGCGCAGATCGCCGCACGCGAGGCGACGCAGCGCGAGCAGGAGCGCGCCGAACGCGAGCGCATCGCCGCGGCGGCCGCCGGCCGGCCGCAGGCGGAGGCCGCTCCGGCCGCGCCGCTGCCGCAGGCGCCGCCGACCACGGTCAAGACCGAGGCCGGCCGGGTGACGATGGTCGAGCGGCGCGGCTTCCAGATCGTCGACCCCGATCAGATCCCGCGCGAGTACATGCTGCCGGACCGAGTCAGGATCGGCGAGGTCTACCGCAGCGGCGGCGACGTGCCGGGCTGCAAGGAGGACGTCACCTACGTGCCGCGCACCACGAAGGGAGCGTCATGACCGAGCAGAGATCCACAGCAGCCACGCCGCCGACCCTGGCGGCGCGCATGCTGGCCGTGATGGGGGACGTGGGCTACGTCCAGAAGCGCGGCCAGACCGACAGCGGTCCGCGCTACAGCTTCATTCGCCACGACGACGTGGTCGCCGCCGTGCGGCCGGTGATGGTGCGTCACGGCGTCGCGTTCCATTCAAGCGTCTTGGCCGACTCGCTCTCCTGCGAGCCGGTCGGACAGACCCGTGGCGGCGCGACGCGCTTCAAGACCACGCTGCTGCTGGAGCTGGTCTTCATCAGCGCCGACGACCCCGGCGATACTTACACGGTGACGTTCCCCGGCGAGGGGATCGACACGGAGGACAAAGGCTCCGGCAAGGCGCTCTCCTATGCGCTCAAGAACGGCTTGCTCAAGACCTTCATGATCGAGTCCGGTGACGAGGCCGACAACGAGCACGGCCCGCAGGGCGACTCGGAGCCACAGGTGACGCTGCTCGGCGCCGAGCGCTGGCACGACATGCTCGCCGCGGCCGTGAACATGGGAGCCTCGCAGGAGCGGCTCCTGGCGGAGTTCAGCCGTCACGGCTACCCGAACCCGGCGCTGGCGCCGCTCGACCTCGCCAAGCAGATCTACGACGTCATGCGGCAGGCGCTCAGCGAGCGCCACGACGCCGAACGCGAGCGCGCCGCTGAGGCCGGAACGGCGACCACGACGGCGCCGCATGTCACCACCACGGTGACGGTCGAAGCGGCGCCGGAGGCGAAAGCGGAGACGATCACCCCGACCCAGGCGGAGCAGCTGCGCGCCGCGCTGCACGCGCGCGGCTACGATGCACGCGCCGTGACCGGGCCGCTCGGGGTCGAGCGGCTCACGGAGATCCCGGCGGCGCAGTGGCAGCGGGTCAACGCCGCCGTGGCGGCGCTGCCGGACGCCGGCGCGCCGCCTGAGCCTGCACCTGAGCCTGACGGTGACCCTGAGCCGGAGCCTGAGCCTCCGGCGACGGCGCCGCTGCCGGAGAGCGCGCCTGAGCCTGCCGCGGCGCCGGTGACCGACGCCGAACGCGAGACGGTCGCACGCGAGGCGCGGCGGCCGGACGGCTGCCGCCTCGACGCCTCGTTCATGGAGTGCGCACAGGTGCGGCGCGGCGAGGTCCCGGTCTGCGACGACTGCGAGCATTACGACGCCGAATTCGCACCGCTCGACGCGGCCACGCGGCGTGACGAGCGGCCGCCGGAGCACGCACCCTGGGGGACGGTCGCCAAACGCGGCACGATCGACGCAGGTCGCCTCAAGCGGCTCGGCATGCTGTGCAGCAAGCTGGAAGGCTACGGCGTGGCCGAAGAGCAGTGGCGCGAAGCGGTCTACGCACAGGAGAAGGTCACCAGCCGCAAGGAGCTCAGCAAGGCGGCCGCCGACCGCGTCGGTAAGTACCTGAAACGCTGGCTCACCGACCTTGAGTCCGGTATGCTCGCGGCGGAGGGAGAGCCAGGTGCATGAGCTGCTGCTGCGTCCGCGTCCCGACGGACCGATATACGAACTGCGCCACAGGCGCGACGGTGGCCTCATGATCGTGCCGTACTTCGCCGAGCCGGACGGCACACGCGACGTGACGGAGAGCGAGGCACGCGAGTTCGCCGAGACGACCCGTCTCTGCGGCGGACTCGTGATCGGTCGGCCGCAGCCGTGAAAGCACGTATCAACGACCGTGCACGCGGCGTCTGGTCGGCCGAGATCGGCACCGCGGTCGAGGTCGTCGGCCGTTCGGCCAACGGCCGCGCCACGCAGGTGCGCATGCCGCGCGGCGCACGCGGCCTTGAGCGCTACGCAGGCAAGCGCTGCTGGCTGCCGACACTCTGGCTCGACGCCTACCTACCCCGGAAGGATGCGCCGCAAGGCGCGAAAGAGGCGCCATGCGGCGCCGGAGAGGAGACATCATGATGCTGATCACGATCCCTGACGCGAGGCTCTGCGCCGCGCCGCGCATGGGCGAACTGCCGAGCGGCGGCCGCGTCGCCAACATCCGCGTGGCATCGAACTATCAGGTGAAAGACGGCGACGAATGGGTCAGCGAGGGCATGTTCTTCGACGTCTCGCTCTACCGCGGCGCCGACACGATCGAGAAGTACTTCAGCAAGGGCTCGCCGATCGTCGTCTGGGGCCAGCTGCAGGAACGTTCTTGGGTCGACCGCGACGGCATGCAGCGCAAGTCGCTCGAGGTGGCGCGCGCCGACTGGGCCTTCCCGCCGAAGAACGAGGCCGGCGGCACGCAGGAAGCCGCACCGGCGCAGCGCAGGCAGGCCGCGCCGCGGCAGGCTGCGGCGCCGCAGCCTGCGGCCGCCGACGACATCCCGTGGTGATGAGGTGGCCGCGCTGGCAAGCTCAGGCGCCGTGCTCGCACTGGCGCTCACGGTGACCGGCGCCGTGCTCGGACTGGCGGCGCTGCTGACGGTGGTGCTCTGCCGCACCGGCGCGCGTCCGACGCCGCCGGCGGAGGAGGTCGGGGAGGAGGATGAGCCGTGAGGCTGGTCACAATCGCCGACGCGCTCGACCGGCTGCGCAGCGAGGCGCAGCGGCGCACATTCGGCGTGATCGACCCCGACCGGCGCGCCGTGCTGCGGCACGGCTACCTGCTGGCGCTGGATGACCTGCAGCGCGCGCTGAACGACACGAAGTACGCCGATCCGCCTCGCGCGCGGCCGGGAGGCGACTATGATCAGCAATGACGGCCTCGAGGCCAGCTGGCTCGACTGCGAGCACGCCGAAGAGGAGCTGCGGGTCCGCGAGTTCTCGAACGGAAGCAGGCACTTCGTGCGTCAGTGCCTGCACTGCGGCCGCGCCTCCAACGCGATCTCGCGCGAGGCGCTGAGTGACGAGGACAGAGCCGCGGCGCCGGAGTTCGACGAAGGTATCCAGGAGCGCTACTGGGAGCGGCGTAGCGAGGCCATGCGGCGAGCGCGTACGCAGCGGGACCAGGAGCACGCAGAGCGCGTCGATGAGCTGCGTGCCAAGGCAGCTGAGTACCGCAAGACGCTGGCATGGCAGCACCGCCGTGGTCTGGTCCTGAACCGCGCCGGGTGGGTCTGCGAGGGCTGCCGGATAAGACCGGCCACGCAGGTCCACCACCTGACGAATGAACACTACGGGAACGAGTTCCTCTGGGAGCTGGTGGCCGTCTGCCGCGAGTGTCACACACGCTACCACGGCGTAGAGGGTGAGCTCTGGTGACCGACCCGCAGGGACCGCTCGCCGTCGCACTGGAGGCCGCCGGACGCGGCTGGCACGTGTTCCCCTGCGGGCCGGACAAGCGGCCGCTGACGGCGCACGGGTTCAAGGACGCCAGCCGCGATGAGCTCACGGTGAGGATGATGTGGACCCGGTTCCCGGACGCCGCGGTCGGGATCGCGACCGGCGCGAGCGGCCTCTGCGTCATCGACCTCGACTGCAAGAACGGTGCGCCGGGTCTCGACAACTGGCACGAGATCCGGCGCGCCCTCGGCCCTCCGGCGGAGGATACGATGCTGGTCGAGACGCCGTCCGGCGGGATGCACGTCTACTACCTTGCTAACGGTCACCGGGTCGGTTGCACGACCGGCAAACTGGCGCCCGGCATCGACACACGCGCCGAGGGCGGCTACGTGATCGCCGCCGGGTCACCGGGCTATCTGTGCGTCGACGGCCACGGCCCGGAGCGCCTGCGGGCGCTGCCGGCGCTGCTCGCCGAGCGGCTCGCGTTCGCGCCGCAGGCGGCCGCCGAGCCGGCCGCCGACCTGATCCCAGAGGGTCAGCGCGACAGCGTGCTGGCCAGTCTGGCCGGCACGATGCGCCGCCGCGGCATGCAGCCGGAGGAGATCCTGGCGGCGCTCACGGTGGCCAACAAGACGCGCTGCCGGCCGCCGTTGGCGCAGCGGCAGGTCGAGAAGATCGCCCGCAGCGTGGGACGCTATGAGCCGTCCGCGCCGGTGGTCATCGAGGCACCGGAGGCGGCGCCGCCGGAGCGTCCCTCGCCATTCATCGACTGGCCGGCGTTTTGGGCTGAAGAGGACGAACAGGAGGAGTGGGTCTGGGACAACGTGCTCGCCAAGGGCCGCGGGCACGCGATCTACGCTGTACACAAGGGAGGAAAATCTCTGCTCTCTTTGTACATGGCGGCGGAGATGGTGACGCGCCGCAACGTGGCCTGCCTCTATCTCGACTATGAGATGACGGCGCAGGACGTGCGCGAGCGGCTGCGCGATATGGACTACGGACCGGAGAGCGACCTCTCGCACCTGTACTACGCACTGCTGCCGGCGCTGCCGCCACTCGACAGCGCCGCCGGCGGACAGGCGCTCACGGAGCTGGCCGATGGGATCGCAGCCGGCGACGAGCGGCACCTCGTGGTCGTGATCGACACGATCAGCCGCGCCGTGCTCGGTGAGGAGAACTCGGCCGATACCTGGCGGCTGTTCTACATCCACAGCGGCCTGCGCCTGAAGCAGCGTGGCTGCACCTGGCTGCGCCTCGACCACGGCGGCAAGGACTCGACCCGCGGCCAGCGCGGCAGCTCCGGCAAGGGAGACGACGTCGACGTGGTCTGGAAACTGCAACCGACCGAGAACGGCGTGCGGCTGCACCGCGAGCTGTCGCGCATGTCGTGGGTGCCGGAGTACGTCAATCTGCTGCGCAGCGACTTCCCGCTGCGGTACCTCACATCGGCGACCGATTGGCCGGAGGGGACCGGCGCGCTGGCGAACCTTCTGGACCGCCTCGGACTGCCGCTGGACGCCTCGCGCCGGGAGGCCGGAAAACGCCTCCGCGAGGTCGGCGAGGGACGTCGTCACGACCACGTCATGGCGGCCCTGCGCTGGCGGCGTGAAATCCATGAGTCGAGCCTGGGGGACCACTCGGGGACCACCGGGGACCACCCCTTGGAAGTGCCCTGATGCCGGACCCGGACGTTTGGGGACCACCTCGTTTTCAGCCTGGGGACCACCCCGGGGACCACCGGGGACCAGTTCAACCGACTGTCGGGGACCAGACCCCACACACACTCTCTCTTAAGAGTGTGTGGGGGTTTGGACCGTCGCGCCGGGCCAAGTTTCGGGTCTGAAGAGCGAGTTTGAGGAGGGGATCGAGATGGTGCAGAAAAGCCAGTGGCCGAGCTGCTCGAACTGCCGTTACGTGGACGCCGCCGGCAGGTGCGGGTACCGGCCCAGCCGGCCCTGGACGAAGGTGCCGGCGGCCGACATCGGCTGTTACGGGGTCTGCGGTTACTGGCACGGCGAGAAAGACGAGACAATCCGGGCGCGATGTCGTATGATCGTGGCGTTGGTCAGCCGCACCCGGCCACCAGGAGGAGAGGAGACCTCATGAACGAGTCCTACGTCCAGACCGAAGCGTTCCCGGCGCCGCCGAAGACGCGCCGCGAGCTGGCTGAGGAATTCGTCGAGCACTTCCAGGCCGACGTCGAGTCGGCGCAGAAGAGCCTCGGCAAC